TTCGGGAAAGCTCGTCTCCGGAAAGAAAAGGATCCAGGCGTGCCAGAGATTCCTCGATGAGCTGGAAATGTCTTTTTCAGACCCGAAATACCCTTGGAGATTCGACATCGAAAAGGCCTATCGGCCTATCGACTTCATTGAACGGTTCCTGATCCCGACCAAAGGCGCCTACTCCAAGACGGAGCTACTGCCCTGGCAGCATTTCGTCGAGGCGAATATGTACGGCTGGGTGAACAAGGACACTGGGTACCGCAGATTCCGTGAAGCCCTGATCATCGTCGGCCAGGGCAACGGCAAGTCCACCATGATCGCCGGCAACGCGGCCTTCGGCCTGACCAAGGACAATGAGCGCGGCGCCGAAATTTATGCCCTGTCCAACTCCAAAGAGCAGGCGAGGATCGTTTTCAGCGAATGCGCAGCCCAGATCGACGGATCAAAGGTGCTGGCAAAGCACGTGCAGATCACCCAGAGCGGGTGTTACTTCAAGAACAGCAAGTTCGAGCCGCTGGCTTCTGACTCCAAAAACCTTGACGGTCGAAACGTCCACATGGCCGTGTTCGATGAAATTCATGAGTTCCGGGACTACAGGCTGATTAACGTTATCAAGGGCAAGATCAAGAAGCGCAAGCAGCCCATGATCATCTATATCACCACCTTGGGCACCGTCATAGACGGCCCCCTGATGGATTTTTACGTCCTCGGCAGTCAGATCCTGTCCGGGGACGTCGCTATTTCACGCCGTGCGGCTGACCGCATGTTCGTCTACATCGACGAGATCGACGAGGACGATGACCCGACCGATCCGGCCTGCTGGCCAAAGGCAAACCCGTCCATCGGAAAACTTCTGGACATCGAAGATCTGAAGGACGAATGGGAGCGTGTGAAAACCATCCCGGCAGAGCGGTCGAATTTCATCAACAAACAGCTGAATGTATTCACTTCGGTGGATGAATTGTCGTTCCTGGACGTCAAAACCATCCGAAAGAACAATAAATCCATCCCGGAGGAAGATCTCCGAGGCCGGATGTGCTACGGCGGCTTCGACCTTTCCTCCACGGAAGACTTCACGTCGGCCTGTCTGGAATTCCCGTTTCCGGACAATCAGTTCTTCGTGCTGTCTCATTCCTGGACAACGCAGAAGAAGCGAGACATGGACCACGAGAAGCTCGACTGGCAAGTCCTTGTTGACGGCGGATGGCTGAGCATCTGTGACGGCGAATATGTCGATTATAAGCTCGTCATACAGTGGTTTTTGGAGCAAAGGGAGAAATATCGCATCGAAACCATTGGGTATGACCCGGCGAAAGCCTTCATGATGATCCAGGAGATGAGGGAAAAGAGCTTCATCCTGAATGAGGTCAGGCAGGGCGAGATCACACTCACCGCTCCGCTGGACAACCTGAAGGAGAGGTTCCTCGACGGGAACATCATTCATAACAATAACCCCATGTTCAACTGGTACCTGGGGAACGTAAAACTGACCAAACGCTCGGCAAACGGCACGTATCTGCCCACAAAGCAGTCCGTTTACCGGAAAATAGACGGTTTTGCAGCCTTTCTGGACGCCCATACGGAGTATCTGCGGAAGCATCCGCTGTACATCCCGGAGGATAAGAAGCTGACAACCGTACTCAGTCTGCAGAGGTGAGGAAATGAGTATTTTTACACGGCTCCGGGATCGGCGCAGAAATCGCATCATCACGAAATACCTGAACTCTCAGGGAACCGGCCTGACGATCAGGCCGAAGAATACATGGATTCCGCACTGGTTGCGCGGCGACTACACGCTCCGGAACAGTGAGCTGATCTTCGCTGCGGTGACCAGAATATCCAATGCCTTTTCGGCCATGCCGATCCAGCTGTATCAGGGAGCGAAGCCTATGTATAACGCCCTGAACGACATGGTTGCCTTCACGCCGAACCCGCTCATGACCTCTTCTCAGTTCTTCAAGAGCATGGAGGCCTGCCGAGGCACTGCCGGAGACTGCTATGCACTGAAGGTGTATCAGCCAGGGGATGAAATTCCGAGGCTTGAGCTTCTGGATCCTTCCCGAGTCTTCCCGATCATTGAGAAGAACTCAGGGGAGCTCTGGTGGAGGATTCAACCGGATGAGGGCGCAGAGATGTACGTGCATGACTACTACATGGTCCATGTGCCGTTCATCTCCACCAACGGGATCGGTGGCATTTCTCCGGTTTCCGTGCTGTTCAACACGCTGAAATACTCCGATAGCATCCAGGAATTCAACGTGAAGCAGCTGGAACAGGGCGTCAACTCCGCTATTGTCCTTGAAGCTCCGGCCAACCTCGGTACCGATCAAAAGAAGGCCATGATCGAGGATTTCATGAACACGTACCGTGAGACGTCCGGAAACATTCTGCTGCTGGAATCCGGCGTCACAGCCAAGACGCTGAACCTGTCCCCGGTGGACTCCATGCTGTTTGAGGTCGAAAAGATCACCCGCAGCAAGGTTGCCATGGTCTACAACATCCCTCCGCACCTACTGGGGGACTATTCAGAAGCATCCTACACTTCGCAGGAGCAGCTGATGCTCGAATTTCTGACCCTGACCATGCTGCCGATCGTAACAGCCTATGAGCAGGAACTCAACCGGAAACTGCTGACCGCTGCCCAGCGGCGGAGCGGGATGCACTGGAAGTTCGACATGGATGCGCTGCTGAGAGCAGATGCCGCGACCATGGCCGAAGTCCATTACAAGGCCGTTCGCTCCGGCTGGATGACGCCGGATGAGATCAGGTACATGCGGAACATGCCTGCGCTGCCGAAAGGCGTGGGTAAATTCGCCCTGGTATCTCAGGATCTGGCCACGCTGGACTATACCGTAAACGACAAGCCAAAGGTCCTGATGCGCGGCGTCAATGAGGACGGCAGCGGCTCCGGAGGTCAGACGCAGAGCCAGTCACAAACCCAAAGGGATGACGAAGCGAAAGTGTTTCCACAAGGTATTCCGTATGAACAACTTGGGCAGCTGATGGGGGCCATTTCGAACATGAAAATGGCGACAATGGTTTCCGAAGAAAAACAGTCCGCACCCACCGGTGAATAGCCGGTGTTTATTTATACATTCCCCATGCGAATACTCAGGAAAGGAGGAAGGATATGGCGAAAGTACTGAAATCACTGAGTCTGAAGACGAAAAAGGCCGATGCCGCTGCGGACATCGCCCTGATCAATCAGTTCAGCGTGAAGGAACTGAGCCCGGAGGAAGTCTATTGCTTCTCTGTCGCGATGTGCGACAACGACATAGACCGCGAGACGGAGAGATTCACCAACAAGACGCTCGACGCTCTTGCTCCCATGTTTGTGGGCAAGACGGTTATCAGCGATCACAGTTGGAGATCCGGAAACCAGATCGGGAGAATCTATGACACGTTTGTGCAGAGGACGGCAGAACAGAATCAGGCGGGAGAGCCGCTCAGACAGCTGATCGGCAAGGTTTACATGCTGAACAATGAGGATAACAAAGCCGTCATCGATGCCATCGAGGCCGGAATCCTCAAGGAAGTCTCAGTCGGTGTATCGATCAAGAGCCGCACCTGCTCCCTTTGCGGGGAGAAGATGCACCTCAACTGGTCATCCTGGAAGATGGAATGCGAGAAGCACCATGTCCTCGGGGAGACATACCCGGAGGAGGGTTACTGCTTCCTGAATCTGGACGATCCGGGAGACGCCTACGAGCTGAGCTTTGTAGCCGTGCCGGCACAGCGGAATGCCGGAGTCACCAAGGCTGCGAACGACCCGGACGTGGACGAGGCTTTTGATACGCTGCTGTCCTGCCCGGACTTGAGCGAACACAGACAGTTTGGCGAACTGCTGAAGCACATGCAGCAGTCCTCCATGCAGGCCGTTGACCGAGAGGCTCGGAAGAAGATCCTCAAGGAAAACGATAACATCATCAAAATTTTTGAAAAGGAGAATTGAAATGACTCTGTTTGAAATGAAAGAAAAGCTGAACACCCTCAAGTCCGCCATTCTCGCCGACGCCAACTGGCTGGCCGAGAAGGCTGCTGATCCCTCCACGAAGATGGAAGAGATCAAGGAGAAGCAGGCCCACCGTGACGAGCTCCAGGCTCGCTACGACACCCTTAAGGCCGAGCATGACCGCATGGAAGCTGAGCAGAGGCAGAAGGTTGCTGCAAAGGCCGTTGCTGATGGCAATGTGACAGCAGAGCAGAACCTGATCGCTGCCAAGGCTGCGTTCTACCGCGCTGTTTTCTCCGGCAAGCCCTTCGATGCCAAAGCCTATGAAGGCCTCGGTGCCATCCCTGCTGCAGATGCGGATCTCGGTACCGGCGACAAGCTCCTGCCCACCAACCTGGCCAGAGAGCTCCTGATCGAGCCCTTCGAGATCAACCCGCTGCGCACCATCGCCCGGATCACCAACATCACCGGTCTGGAAGAGCCGAAGCTCGGCTACACCATCGAGGATGCGGATCTGGCCGACGTCACCGATAAGCAGACGGCCAACGAGATCGCCCTCTCTGGCGACACCGTTGCCTACGGCCGTCTGAAGGCCAAGGTCTCCGCGACCATTAAGGACACCGTGCTGCACGGCACCGATGTCGATGTCGTGAATGCCGTTGAAGGCGCCCTCCGGTCTGCCCTGGCCAAGCGTGAGAAGCACTTTGCCTTCCTGCCCACTTCCAGCTGCGCCAGTGACAGCACCCACAAGCATATGTCGTTCTACAACGGCACCATTTCCGAGGGTGTGACCACCTACGACATCACGGCCAAGGAAGGTGCGACCATGTATGATGCCATCGTGGCTGCACTCGGCGATCTGGCGGATGACTATGCGGTCAACGCCTCTGTTGTGATGAAGAAGGCCGATTACTACGCCATGGTGAAGGCGCTTGCCAATGACAGCGAGGCGCTGTTCGGCAGCAAACCCGCCTCCATCCTCGGCTATCCTGTCCGCTTCTGCGACAAAGCAACCATCCCCGTGGTCGGCGACTTCAAATTCTACGGCATCAACTACGATATCGGCACCATCTTTGAGACCGATAAGGACGCGAAGAAGGGCGAGTACTACTGGGTGCTCACGGCCTGGGGCGATCAGCAGATCCGTCTGAAGAGCGCCTTCCGCCTGGCTATCGTAAACCCTTAAACGCGGACCTCTCGGGGCTGACGATAGGTTCGCTGACGCTCAGTCCGTCCTTTGATAAGGAC